GAGGAAACCCTCCGGGTTGGCTGAGCGGATGTCATCATTGTCACGCGGCTTCTTTGGCTGGAAGCAGCGTCCCGCCCCCGGGATATCTGATGACTCGGACCCATTCGAGTTTTCGATTACAAATCCTTTGTACCAAGCTGATCTTGTTGACCATCCTGCTTGTGTGGGGATCTCGACGGGAATTACTCCCGAAGTCGAACCACAAAAGCGGGCTAACACGCGTTCGGGTGCGGGCCGTCGAAAGGCGGAAGCACGCAACGCTATTGTGTTAGCATCTGGCCAAGAAGTCATCTCGGTCCTCCGTGATCTGTCGTCGAAGGGGATGGGTAGTCGGGTGGCAGAGATTGCAATTGCTTTCAAGGAAGTCCGTTCCAAATCAGGGACCTACGCCGGTCTCCTCGGTTTGAAACGTGCCGCGGCAGTGTACAGGAGGGATTGGATTCTCCAAGGAAGAGGAGAATTCTTTGCCCAGGCCTCATACATGGGCCGCGCTCTTCCTGCCCCGCCTCCCAGTTGGGAGGGGAAGGCCATTGAGAGCCATTACAATGATCTGACATCCACTTTCCTTGTTGACGATGGTATCCTCAACCTCGTAAAAGATTTCGGCAGGTACTTCGGTAAGAGGTTCTGCAACAGCATCCGACAGGTTCACCCTCCGGACTTGCCGACTGAGTCGGCCTGTTCCGAGGCGCCTGCCTCCCGAGGCGGCCTTAGGGGCTACGTCTGCTCCCTGGGTATCCACCCTCGGGCCAGTGATGTTGTTGAGAGCTTCAAACTCGATCTACCACCGGAAGACCTCGACTCCCTCACACTTGAGACCTCCCTCGTGTTGCACGGGCTTGAAGATTCGAATGTTTTCGTCTCAAAAGTCTCCGTGCTCCGCGAACGAGGCCTCAAGTTGCGGGTTGTCACCAAGTCTCCGGCCAGAATGCACTTACTTGGTCATATCGTTCGTAAGAGACTCCTATCGGGTCTCCGCAGATTCAGCCCGGCAATCTCCACCCTCCGCGGATTCAAAGATGAGGACATGGACGTCTTCCATGGCGCCTCTGCTGAATGCGTGGTGTCGGTAGATTTTCGCGCTGCATCTGACCTGATCCCCTTAGACCTCGTTGGGGCCCTTGTCGACGGGCTCGACCAAAGTGGCCACTTTACCGAAGTGGAGATATTCTCTCTCCGCTCCATGGTGAAGAGCCAGTTGATCGAGTGGCCGGGAAAAGGGACCCATCACTCAACACGGGGTATCCTCATGGGTTTGCCCACCACGTGGGCACTCCTATCGCTCCTCCATTGCTTCATGTGGAGACAGGCGATCATGAGGGCTGCACGCCGCAGAAAGATTGGCCTACGCGAGGCCTTCTCCTGTAACGTGTACCTAACGTGTGGTGATGCCGGGATCTTTGTGGGATGGCGGGAAACTGCCGAAT